AGCAAACAAGTTTTGGTCTGGTGCTATATTGTTTAAAGTTGGTGATGTTGATAAATTTTTGTTATCATCTAATCTTAATCTAAATACTAAATCTGTAAATGATGATGATGCGTGATTACCATTTATTGCTTTTGGAGCTCTTGTATGGTTGTTAAATGCTGATTCTGTTAGTGGTGAATTGTAATATCTTATTTCTTGTAAAGAACCTGTAAACTCTCCACCCAAATCACCAAAAGAACCTGTTGAACCAAAGAACATATCACCACTTGCAGTCCATTGTCCGTTATGTAGTGATGAAGTTAATCCTGCTCCTGTGGTTGAACCACTTAAAATCATTGAAGTTGATGAATCATAAAGTATTTTACTTCTGCCAGCTTCATATTGTTTTACAAATAAATTATATTTTATACTTGATGTTGTCTCAAATTCGTTCTTTACTTCTTGGTCATATCCACTACTTAGTTCTCTTGTAATACCTACTGACCAAAACTCATTATTGTAAACTGGGAATAAAGATGAAGTAACACTCGTTGTTCCTAGTGAACTTGTGATTAAAAATTCTACTTTACCTTTATTATCTGTGATTGAACCTTGTTCTAATAATCTTACTGCAAATCTTTGGTCTTTGGCTACCAATACTTGATTGGAACTTGACGCGGCTCTAAATCTAAACTCAATAGTATCCGGTGTTCTTAAACTACCTGATGTTTCTTTCCATTGTGTTTGAATATGTTGACTATTTTTAAAATCTAACGCTCTTGTAAATCTTTGTCTAATATCAAATGTTGGTTGATATTCTTTTACATCTGGTCCACCATACTCATTAATTCTTAATATTGTTGGTGGAATACCATACGCATTAACAAGAGCTTGAATTGACTCTTTTGTTCCTTTTCTTTTTAAAATATAAGGCATACTCGATAACACACGACCCCATATTTCTCTTTCAATATCTTTTTCTGATTCTGTTGAGTAAACTTCATATGTTGATGAAGTTGCTGAACCACTTAATTGGTATCCTTTTATGTATCTATGTAGTTCTACTAGTTCTTTACCTGATGGTTGTTTCCAACCGAATGCATCTGATATAGTCCAAACTAAATCTTTTGATAATCCTTCTGTTAATTTTTCTCGTCTATCATAGGTGTCTTCAAATGCTTTAATGTAAATTAAAAAGTTGTCAAAGTAATGCCCAACCATATCTAAGAAATCTAAAAATGGTTGATTTTCAGAATCTCTTATAATGTGCTCTGGAATTAAATTGACTAAACGATTTGGATTGTTTTGGTCATAGATAGAAGCGGAAGTTATATTGTTGTTATACCAAGTTGTAGCGGCTGATGCTGTTACATCTGCTATTGTATATGGTTTAGAAGAATTTGTCTTTGGCCAACTTGTGTCAAATTCTAACCCAAATGAACTTGTGTTGGCTGATGAGCTTTCATAAAATAAATACTTTTCGTAATGGTCAAAGTTATTTACAATACCATTTTTTAATTCTTCATTTTTGGCTATTACTGAATCATATACTGATGATGTTGTTGTGGCTTTTACTGCGAAAGATGCACTTTCTAATGAGTATGCTTCATATTGTTGCAATTTTGTTCTAAAGTTTTGTAGTCTTTTTTCTACCGAACCAAATGTTGAAAAGTTTTTATATTCATTATAGTCAACATTTATTTTTACTGAGTTACTACCGCTTTGTAATTCATTAAATAAAGAACTTGATAAAAAATTATTATTAGTATAAATGTCTTCTAAACTTTTTTGTCCTGTTTTAGAATTGTTAATATAGTCTATTGATTGTTCTGTTGGTTGTCTTAGTATAGGGTCTCCTAATTCAGCATCTTCAAATGGATACAGTCTTATAGTTTCTCTAATTGGTTCAGACATTTCTTGAACAATATGAACATTTTGTTTTACTTGAACATTATTTGGAACTTCATCATAAGTTTTTAAAACTACCGAGTGTGGTGCTATTTTTACACTATCAACATCAGTTTGTGAATTTACAATTACTGATTTTTGATTATTTCCAAAATCAATTAGTGTGTTTAGTTTTTTATAATCAAAATTATTATATTTAATAGCCCAATTAATACTTTGGTCATATGTTTTTGGATTTAAATTATCATCAAGTTTATCTTTTAAAGCATCTTGTGTAGTTATGATACCTTGTTCAACATCTACATTTGTAATTTTTGAAACAAATCTTTGATATATTTTTTTTGGGATAGATGAACTACCACCAGTACTTCCACCACCAGTTCCAGTTCCACTACTACTATTAATAACTTTCCAATTACCAGGAATTTCATATACCACTTCTTGAGTCGAATCTGGTCCAGATTGTTCTCTAGTGAATACTCTAGCTACAACATTCCAATTACCAGTATAATTCTCGAAGTCTAGTGTTAGTTTTGAATTACTACTTGGTGGTGATGGACGAAAAGTTTGACCATTGTATGAAAGAAGAAATTGATAATTCGTTATTTGTATTCCAGAATCATTTTCGGTTGTTTCTACTTCAATAGTTCCTTTTTTAACTGAATCACTAACGACAAATGTTTGTAATCCATTTACAATTGAAAAATTTTCTCCATATGTTAGTTTAAGTTGCATTAGAAGTTAATTCCTTGTCTTACAAATTGTTGTGCAAATTTTAAGTTTTCAGAACCCTCTGATACATTATAATCTGGTATTACTGTAAACAAGTTTGGTCTGTAAATAGTAAATCCTCTTTTTGTGTTATTCAAGTTAAAATTTAAATTAAATTCTACACTATATAGTCCACCAAATCTTTTGTGGTCAGTTGGGATTGGTATTGTTCCTGTTGTTCCATTACCATTAAATTTTTGTTTTGACTCTGATACAAACTTATCATTACTTACTAAATCAATACCATATAATTTAACTAAAAGTTCTGGTTGTAAAAATTTTATTTTATCCAAATCTGATATTGTTGTATTTATTTTAAATGGAAAACCAACTACATTAGCTGTCTTATAACCCATTATAAAAGCTCCGTCAAAAAGTTTAAGTCCACTATCTTCTTTAACTTCTAGTGCTATATCTCTAAGTTTTCTATTATTACTTTGACTCGAATCAATTCCTAATTCATTGAAAGTATCTATAAAATTAATATCGTTTGACCCTTCTTGGTCTCCACGATTAATATACGCTCCACCACCAGGCCCATAGTTTGTATTTGCTCCCTTATTACCTATTGTTATTTGGAATCCATCATTTTCTACTGATAAAGATTCTAAATCCATAATTTCAAACGCATCATTAATAACAAAATTACCACCAACCATACTATTGTCTAATTGAATAGAACTATCAGTTCCAAGTGTAAATTGATTTGAATAATTTGAATTTGGATTATCAAAGTTTACTATATCTTCAGTTGTATTAGCATAAGTTACAATTTCTTGTTCTGTTAGGGAATTGAATTGTTTTTTATATTCTTCATTTTTTATCGGTAAAGTTGCTAATCTTATTTCCTTTTTACTATTTGATATTTGGTGAACATAGTATTTATAGTCTATTTCTCGTAGTGGTTTTCCTGTTGTTCTTTCAACAACACTACCATCAATCAATACATCATACTCACCAGTATAAATTTCGTTATTTTGATTTACTAAAACTGATTCACTACTTCCGGCTACCTCTCTTAAAAAATTAAATTGTATTTCATAATCTCCTGAAAAATAACCATTTCTTCTCATTATTATTCCTGGATTTATTTTAAACTCACCACTTTTATCAATGTATTTATTTATTTCATTAAGCCTTATGGAATCCAATAATGTTCCGTTGGTGTTAAAAATGTTCATTTCAATATAATCTCTTGATGATTTACCAAATTCTGTTCCTTCTTTTTTTCCAAGCGTAGTCTTTCTACCAAGAGAAATTATATCATAATCTGTATCTGATATATTTGTTTTATATTTTTTATTTAAAAAGTGTGCCATAATTAACCTGCATTATAAATCATTGGTGAACCTAATGGAATAGAATCTAAATCTTCTCTTTCAACTACTAAAATTTCTAATTCAATGTATGGAGACAAAAGTGTTCCCACATAAGAATTAAGAATTTCTTGTGTTGGAAATTGTCTTCTAACATTATTTTCTAAATAATAAACTTGTAAATAATTATCAATTTTCTCTTCGTCGGTACTGACTAAAACTTCATTCCAACCATTTGGTGCTATTATATCACCATTAACTAAATCAATTGTGTATCCGTTAGTTCTTTCATCTGGAGTTTTTCTTGATGGTGTTAATAGTGTTGGTGTTACTATTGTTCCATCATCATCTACATTTTGAAATAATCTTGGTTCTAATACATTGTCTTGTGGTTGATTAGCTAATCTAATGGTAGGTAATGATGTTGGTTGATTTACTAACTCATCTATTCTTGTATCAATTGTTAAATTAAATTTTTCACCAGATGAATAAACTGGATATTGATTTGGTTTGATAATATTTTGGTCTTCTCTATCTAATCCAGCTCTTTTAAATGGTTCTTTTAATCTAACTTCATCATTAATATTTTCGAAACTTAACAAAGTCCCGTTTTCGTCAATTATATGATTTCTTATTTCATTATCAATTTGGTCTTGTTGAGCTTCATCAAGATATAAATTATATTCATCTTGTCTGGCTTTTTTTCTATCTTGATACCATTGATAGTTTTCTAATTCTTCTCGTGTGTAAGGCACTTGTTTACCTCGTTACTTTAAATATGTGGTCATTGTCTACAATATGTTCTACTCTTGTGTTTCCACTACCACTAACTACCTTGTAAAGAAAACGATAATGTCTTTCTGGTTGAAATGCGTTTAAATCTAATCTGAAAAAGTTTCCAGTTCCATCACAACTTAAGTAAGAACCTGTTGAAAATGGAATAATAACATCTTCTGTCAAAGCATCTCTAACTGAATATTGACTTTGACTTGGAATAAATTTCACAGTTAAATTTTGTGAACTTGTTGAATAAGTTCTTGTTGGAAATCTTTCACGACCATATACTCTAAATTTAACTTTTGATTTTTCTTTATATTCTTCTCTTAAACCTGACATATAAACCATAACTTCATCAACATCATCTGCGTCCAATGTAGATAGTGAACCAGTATTAAATACTGAATCATCATATTCTACTTCTAACTTTGGTGGATAAATTGTATGTGTGTCTCTTGAAAAGAATGCAAAATGTCCAAGTCTATTCGTACTTCCCTCGTCTAATGAAGATGATGTATTACCTACACTACCAGAGCGTTTTACCATAAATCCTTCGTTTGCTATAGAACCACTTAACCATAGTTTAGTGATGTCAGTTACATCCATTCTCATATCGGTTGTTTCGTGATTAAACGATTGTGATGCTTCATATTGATTAAACCAAGTTCCACCAGTATTGTTTGAACCACTAATCCATTGTGTTCCAGTTGTTTCTCCGTCACGATATCTCCAAGAACAACCATCAGTAGTTGCTGGTTGGTCGAAGAATCTACCATCACCTTGAACCCAAGACTGACTTACTGGATAAGCAAATAATAATTGACTTGTTGTTAATTCTTTTGAGTTAGCGTCATATAAATTTAAATAATATCTTGCATTTTCAGGAATAATTCCTGCTACAATTGATGACGATATATCTGCTAAATCAAACTTTATTAAAGCTCTTGAAACATTTACAACCGAACCATCGGCGTTCATATCTTTACGAACTTCTAATATTTCATCTAACCCAGTATTTCTACTTTGAGTAGCACTACCTTCGTATAGTGTTGAATCTTTTTCTGCAAATGAAAAGAAATGCATTATGCGTATCCTCCTTGATTAGTGTTTGTTCCAACGACTTCCCCACGAATATCTTTTAGTGGAAACTTAAGTTCAAATATACTTGGGTCTAATGATGGATATAGAATCCCATTTTTTAGGGCTGTATCAACATCATATCCATTACCACTATATCCTTCTGATGTTTCAAATTTATTTACTATTTTAATATCAGTTACTGAAGCTACACCATCTACTAATGATATTTCATATCCTAAATCACTTAATACTATTGGTTGATTTATTTGCCAATTATCAATATTAAAAAATTCTGATACTCTTTCGTTTGCTAAACCAAGAACTTGTTCTTGTGAGAAGTTTGATTTAGTAATAATTTTATATTCAACACCTATGTTAATTATGTATCCGTTTTTAATATTTACTGCGTCAGTAATTGGTCTAAATCTTGTTAAGTAAGTTTTTAAATTTTGTTTTACTGCATCATTTACAAGTGATAACTTTCTATTAGAGTTATACCCCAATACATATAGGTTTAATGCTAATGGATTAGGTATTCTGTTTTGTATTTCTGAAAGTGGTTTACCAACATCTTCTTGTGTTATTTCATAACTTGATTGTGGTGTTCCACTTAGTTGGTCATCTTGAACTATATAAGCTTTTGCAATGTTTCCATACTTGTCAGGTAATGCATAAGTTCTAATGATATAATCTTCTTTAGTAACTGCTCTACCTTGAGCTTGGAAATAAGCTTTAATATTTTCTCTCAACTCGTCAACACTTTCTGCACCAAGACCACCTGACGATGCTTCTGGATTAGAAATTCTAACTGATTGTTTTACGGTATCTAATGTTGATTGACTTAAGTTAGTAGAATCTATTTCTAATGTGATACCAGCAATCTTATTGATTTCATCAACACCAACATTGTCTTGAATACCACCACCATATTGATAAGTAATTGATAGTGTTGTGTTGGAAGGTGCTAACCCGTAAGTTTTTGTTTTTAAAAAATTACTTGGGTCAAATGTTTCATAAATTTTTGAAGGACTATCTGGTAGATTAGAACCAACATTATCAGGATTTGGAATAATGTCTTCATCTGCATTATCACTAACACCGGCTCCAAATCGTAATTCTGTTTTTCCATCTGGTCTTCTGTAAGTTGTAAATCTTCTTGATACTCTTTTTAATTTTAATAGATAAGGAACATCATCTGAGTATTGTGCTAATCCTGGGTCATTGTTTGAATTATTTTCTACTTCATCAAATACTGTATCTTGTGCTAAAGAATCAACTTCGTTCCAATTGTTTCCGTCTGAATCTACTACACTTATAATGTCTATGATACTAGTGTTTGATAATTTAATTCTTGAATACTTTTTAGCACTTGTAAAAGTAAAATCTTCACTTGTAATAGCACCACTTTGTGCTTGAACTTGTTTTTTTAACAAATAAAATGTTGGTGAATCATTACTATCGGTTTCAAATACCGTAGTAACTCTTGGTGAAGAAGTTGTGTTGTTGTATCTAAAATCACAACCTTGTATTGTTCTGAAAGTTACTCCGTCTGATGTTTCAACACGAGCTCCTACTGGAATATTTAATGCATAATCATAATCAGGTTCTATACTAGATGCTGTTCCTTTTGCTGGAACTAATTGAAATATATCTAGTGTTACTTGTGAAGGAGCAGTTAATCTTGGTTTATATCCAAATGTTTGAGCCATTGAATATAAAGTTCTTAATTCTTCCGAATATCCTAATAAAGATTCTTTGAATTGTGAATCAACATAATATGACATAACATCACCAACATAAGATGCCATTTCAATAAACATCATACCAGGTGATGATTCGTTAAAATCTTTGTAAGTGTTTGGATAATATTGTTTTGAAAACTCAATTAAATTATTTCTAATTTGAGAGAAGTCTTTATTTAAATATCTTACTTCTTTACTTACTTTTCCAGTTTTATTACTTCTGTATGCCATTATTTACTCCTAATACCCACCACTAGTTGTTGTTGACTCTGATGTAGTGTCAAAATTTAATGTGATAGAATTAAATCTATTTGGTTCATAGTTTAAAGAAAAATCAATATCTACTTTTGTTTCTGTTGGATTGGTTTCGTTTTGAATTACATCAACTTTCGCTATATCAATGTATGGTAACCAAGTAGACATTGCTTCTAGTATTTCTTGTTTTATTCTTTCGGTTAAATCTTCTGTATATTGTTCAAACAATAAATCTCTTAAACGAGAGCCGAAGTTAGGTTGCATTACTCGTTCACCTTTAGCGGTTAGTAAAAGGTTTTTTATGTTAGAACCCGCTTGTTCTAATGTTGTTTCCGTTTGTGGAAATAAACCTGACTTTCCTCTATTGAAAGGTAGTTTTAAACCGATACGAATATCTGGGTTTAAATCATTTTCTCTTGCACTTGCCATTATTTACCTTTTTTCTTATCTATAGCTTTTATTAAATCTGAATAGTCTCTTGTCAAAGCGTTCTTTAAGTGCTCTGGAGCTGCTTCTGGATTCATACCCGCACTTTTCATTGTGCTTGCGGCCGCTACTTCTCGTTTAACTTCTTTATTTCCCAAACCACCGCCGTATCCTAACATTTCGGTCATACGACTTGTATCAAAAGTTCCCCCGCCTAATGTTGGGTATTCTTCTTGTTGTTGAGCAGTTTCGTTTAGAATTTTATTAAGAACCGAGTTGTCTGTAAACTTCTGTTCCTTAACTTTTTTCTTAACTACTGGTTTTGTTTTGGGAATATTTGTTTCGTTAATAAGTATATCGGTTATCTGTTTTTTAACCTCTTGTTTGACAACTTCTTTTATTAATGATACTAATTTATTC